ATTCTTATGGCAGATGAAGCAGATATTTCAGACATTGCACAGCAACAAATTCTTGATGCGATGATAAGCAATTCGCGCTGTGGCAGTATAAAAATTGAAGGTGATGGGTTGTGTTTGGCCTGTGGTAAAGCCGTTACGCCAGTCCCTGTGCAGGGCAGATTGGTGGCCCCTAGATGGTGCGGTATTAAGTGTCGAGATGTATACGATAAGAGAGTTTAACTTTTAATTTACGGGATAAAAATGAGAAATTCTTTACAGCTTAAAGCGATTGGTAGCCGCATGAGAGAGGCTAGAGAGTTGGCTGGCTATTCGCAAATTAAAGCCGCAAAACTACTCGGGTATCGAAATTCATCCAGGCTTAATAAAATTGAAAACGGGACAGATGTATCAACTGTGAGCTTAGATATTATTATTAAAGGAGCTACGCTTTATGACGTGTCAACTGATTTTTTATTAGTTTTATCAAACGATTGGGAGCGTGACGCAAAGTTATCCCAGTCTCGCGATATTGCAAGTTATCTTATGCAGGTTTGGACTACGCACCATGAACGTGACATCAACGCAATTCGTCAGTTAAACAACAAATTATCTACGTTAAGTTATGCTGTTACGTCGTATGAAGACAATGTTGATGAATGCACCAAAGCTATCAAGCGGTTTGCTGAGCTTAATCCAACTTTTGAAAATGAAATGCGTGGCGGATCGCGGCTGCTAAAAGCTATTCAAAATTCTCATCAGGCCGTTTTTAATATGAAAGCTTGGCTAAGACGCTTTAAAGCAGATTGTGCCGTAGCAGGTAATTTTGATATGCAAGTGAGTATGTTCAGTGAAACCTAAGACCGACTGGGCTGTACTAAGAAAAGAGTGGGAAGCAAGCCCGTCCGAGGAGTATGCGTGGCTTGCGACGAAGCATGGTGTTGATAAGTCTAATCTTAAAAAGCGTATGGTTAAAGAGCAGTGGTTAAAAAATACCACTGATTTACCACTTAATACCACTAAAACCACCACTAAAACCACCACTAAAACCACCGATTTACAGAGGCCTAAAATGGGTCGTCCGAGTAAGTATAAACCTGAATACTGCCAGCAAATTATCGACTATTTTTCAAATAATGATGCCTATGAAATTTTAGAACATGAATCGGATGAAACAAGGCGTAAGGCATTTTTGAATAGACCGATTGTCATGTCAGGTTTTGCTGGAAAAATTGGCGTTGATCGTGGAACTATTGAGGATTGGGCTAAGGCTCGTGACGAAAATGGCGAGTTAGTTAATCCTGAGTTTTACCACTCGTACAGAACTGCTCTGACAATGCAAGAGAAAATGATTGTCGAAGGTGGCTTAGCAGGTGTCTACAATTCAAACATCACACAACTTATGCTTAAAAATCACCATGGTTATCGTGATGTTCAAGTGAATGAAACTGAGGTTTATATTTCAAAAGATACTGAAGAAAATTTGAATAAGTTATACGAGTTGCGAATGGGTACAATCAATGAAACGCAAGCTGTTATTGAAGGGCGTTTTGAACGAATTACACGCGGTACAGAATGACAACGCTCGAAAAAGATAAACGCTGGCTAAAATTCGTCGATAGATATTGCGCGGATTTGCCACGTTTTGCGATTGAAGTTGTGGGGCTTGATTTGTCGGCACAGCAATTCGTGTTTTTACAGGCGGTTCAAGTTTCACGGTCGCGGGTTAGTATTTCGTCAGGTCATGGGACCGGAAAAACGAAGTCACTATCTGTCATTACGTTGTGGCATTTGTTGTGTTATTACAATTCCGTCACGCTAATTACCGCCAATGATGCTGACCAATTGAAGGCGACACTTTGGAAGGAAATCGCAACAAGTATTGAACATATTGGGCGTGGCGTTCATTCTTGGTTATATCCGCATATTGAGCTTTTGGCAAATGGCGTTATGCGGATTAAAGAGCATGAAAAAACGTGGATGTGTGAATCTAAAACTTCTAACTCGAAAAATGCAAACAGATTAGCTGGGCGGCATGGCAAGTGGTTTTTAATCATTGCAGACGAAGCAAGCACCGTTCCCGACGAGGTTTTAACGACGTTGACAGGTGCATTGACTGAACAACATAACCGCATGATTTTAACGTCACAACCAACGCGCAACGCGGGTTATTTTTGGCGAACTCAAAACGAAATTTGTACAGATAATGGCGGCAATTGGAAAGCGTTGGTTTTCAGTTCGTTCGATAGCCCTTGGGTTAGTGACGAATGGCTAAAATCAGCTTGGGAAGAATACGATACGGATGAACGCGCCGTGCGTTTATTGGGCGAATTCCCACAGGATTCAAGCAAGGTCATGATGTCATTGACTGAAGCAAACTCGATGTACAAGCGCGGGCGTATTATTCAGGACCATGAGCCTTACGGCTGGCTGTTGCTTGCTGATATAGCCAGCGGAGAGGGCTTACGCGATAAGTCTGCGTGTGTTATTGCCCGCGTCATCGGGTATGGCAACATTGGTGAAGAAGCCAGGCGTGTTGAAGTGGTTGTGATTCCACTGTTGACTAATAATATTCGGTCCAATATTTTTGCCTCGTATTTAATAGAAGCGGCTGATCTCTATCCCAGCATTACTTATGTAGTCGATGCCGGGGGTTTAGGCGTTAATGTTTGCCAGGACCTCGAAGATAAAAACGTAACGTGTCATCGAGTTTGGTGGGGCGCACCGTGCTTTAAAGAAGACAATAAAAAACGTTACTTAAATTTACGCGCTCAAGCTATGCACCAAGCAGCACGGGCGGCAAAAGATGGGCGCTTATCGGTGTTATGCCCTGATTTTAAACGTGTGATGGTAGGGCAATCCTCGCGTATTCCAAAAACTTTTGCAGATTCAGGAAAGATGAAAGTACCTAGCAAAGGGACGCGCGAATGGGAGGGCTTAGCCTCGCCAGACCTTTGGGACGCAGTATGTTTTGCGTTTTTAGAAAATGTTCAATATATCGTCAGTGAAAATAACTATGACGCTAAAAACTCAGTAACCAAGGTTACAAGCTTTGCTGATGACTTTTTTGCAAGTGTTTAACTGCAATAAAATCTTAACTAGGAAATTTTCGCATTTTTTAGCTTAATTAACTATGACAATGAGTAAAAGCAATTCTTTACTCGATGATTATGGGCTTATTTAATTTTAAAAAAAAACCGGCTAAAACAGTCCCAAAAACCACATCAACACCTGCTAAACGCTGGAGAGCTGATAATGTAGAGGGCGCGACAGAAATTAATCAGGCAGATACTTTTCTGTACGGCGCAGGGGCAACCACCGTCGCTTCTTTGCTATCCAGCGGCAAGAGGCAAGCTCGCTCACGGCAACAAATTTACGAAAAATTTGCGGAGATGGAAGGTGATCCGATTGTGTCCAGCGCGCTCAAACTGCAAGTGACTAGCGCGTTAGGCGGTCATGAGACCACCGGCAACACAGTTTTTATTGAAACTAATCCAGTGTTTGCTCAAGACAAGCGTAAGGTTGCGTTAGCTGAAGAAATTGCCGCTAATTTATCACTAATTCTTAATAAAATCAGTTATTCAATGGCTTATACCGGGGCGGCCTTTGGTGATGCTTATGCGCGTATTTATGTTGATAAACGCGGCGTGGTAGATTTGTGCATCGATGAAATGATTAGGCCGCAGTTAGTTCAACCGTTTGAAAAAGGCAGTCGAACTGTCGGCTATGCGGTTTATATTGGCGAAAGGAATTTTGAACGCTTAGATATTTCACAGCTCGCACGTTTAAAAATGCCACGCAGTCAGTGGATTCCTCAATATGGCGTGATTGAGAAATCACTTAAAATCATGATTACTAATGATGACATTGACGGCATTCCTTTAATGCCTTCCATGGTTGGCGGTTCGATGTTGTATAACGCTGAATCTGCTTATGACAATCTGCTTGCAAGTTTGATAGGCTTAGTCGGTCAACGCTGGCTAGATTCTATTGATGAGCAAATTTTAACAGTAAATTTAGAGTCTACAACACTGGAACAGCAAAATACCTTTATTAAGTCTTTAGTTGATATGTTAAAAGCGTCAAAAGCGAGGGCTGATAATGCCCTAAAAGAGGGTAAGCCAATAATGGAACGAGTTAGGCATGTCGTCCCAGTCTTTTCTGAGAAGATGTTGACTAATGTTACCCCAGCTAACGGCGGTGCGTCAGGTCGTAGCAATAATATATCAATTGAAGACGTACTTTTTCACGCAAAAATGCTGGCCGGTGCGTTGGGCACTGATATGTCTATGCTTGGCTTTTCAGATCAACTTTCAGGCGGATTAGGCGAAGGCGGATTTTTTAGGATGTCCGCGCAAGCTGCTGAAAATTCCCGCTCAATTCGCCACGCCTTGTCTGATTTTTATCATCACGTCATTGATATTCACACGCTAAACCGCTATGGCTTTGTGTTTGATGCAAATGAACGTCCGTATTTAATCAATTTTTATGGCTCAATTTCAGCCTTAGAAGCAGAAAAGCAAAAGACTAAAGCCGAGGCGATGAATGCCGGAATGATGCTTGCGCAGACCATTCAACTTTTTAAAGACATGGGCGCATCAAAGGAAATTTTAGAGGCTTTTTTAAGCAAAACGCTGATGATTGATGAAGCCCAAGCAAAACTTTACGCAAAAATTGTTGAGATGACACCGCCTATGGAAGACGAAGAAACAGGCGTTGAGGTAGCGCAATGAGCTTATTTGACACAGTAAGCCAGCAGTTAACTTCATCGAGCTTAGGCTCTATGTTTGGCGCGTTAGGTGATAGTTTAATAAATTCTGCAGTTAGTCAATTCGTTCCAAACGAAGTGACTAACCAGCTTGATAATATATCGCGCATCGGTGGGGACGTGGTAAGCGGTGATTATTTAGGTGCAGGGCGGCATTTACTTAGTACCGGCATAGCAGACAACGTCTTAGGGGATTTTTCTGGCATGGCAAAACAAGCTTTATTTTGGGCGACACCAACGCCCATGTTTGGAGGCTTATCGCCCTCTGATGCAAAAGCATTGCATAAACAATCTATGGGTATTGCCTTTGCGCGTAAAAATAGATTTTTGATTGAAGTGGGAAGTTTTTTGTCGGGGGATGTTTCGCAACGATTTAATTTGATGACTAGCGAAATTAGTTATTCTTCAGCCACGCTTACCGGTGATTATAAAAAAGCCGGTGCAGCGTCGGTGGATAGTGTGCAAGCAAGCGAACCTGTTGAACTTAGCATCACTGTTTATGATGACGCAAACGGCACGTTAAAAAATTGGTTTAATAATCACGCGATGGCCGTGGCGGCTACAGATGGGACACTTGGCTTACCGTTTTATTATGCAATACGCATTAAAGTTGTGCATTCTTTTGTGCAATCAACTTTCGGTGCGTATGAAGATTTAGGTCTTTTTAGACCACAAAATATGGAGCTGAGCTTGTCAAGACGCGAGGATGCTTTGCAAGAACTTACTATGACGTTTAAGCAACTAGATACCTTTATGAGACCTTGATATGGCATTACAACAC